AGATCGACCTGAACGAGCGTGAGATGTCCTATGGGCGCTCAGGCTTCGCCCTGCAGTTCTACCTCGACACCAGCCTCTCGGACGAGGACCGGTTCCCGCTGAAGCTGTCCGATCTGATCATCCTTGGGCTGAACCCTCGCAAGGCCCCGAGAGAGGTCGTGTGGGGCTCTGGCCCTGAACAGGTCTACGAGAAGCTGCCCATGGTCGGCCTCCCAGGCGACCGCCTGCACCGCCCGATCTTCACCGACAAGGACTACGTCGAGTATGACGGCTCGTGCATGTTCATCGACCCCTCGGGCCGAGGCAAGGACGAGACCGCATGGGCTGTGGTCAAGGCCCTGAACGGCATCCTCTACCTGACCTCTGTTGGCGGTGTCCGTGGCCACGGCTACGAGGACAAGGTGCTGGACGAAATCCTGGCCTGCGCCAAGGAGCAAGAGGTCAGCATCATCAAGGTCGAGCCCAACTACGGCGACGGCATGTTCGCCCAGCTCCTCCGTGCCCGAGCCCAGCTCCGCTACCCGGTCACCATTGAGGACGCCGAGTGGTCGAAGGCTCAGAAGGAAGCTCGCATCATCGACACCCTTGAGCCGATCATGAACCAGCACCGTCTGGTGGTCGATCCCAAGGTGGTCGAATGGGACTACGACAGCACGGCTGCCCTGCCGACTGACGAGGTCAACAAGTACCGCCTGTTCTACCAGATGACCCGGATCACCAAGAACCGGGGAGCCCTGGCTCATGATGACCGTCTCGATGCTGTGGCCGGCTGTGTCGCCTACTGGCTCGAATGGATGGCTAGGAACACGACCGTGGCTGTCGAACAGAGGAAGCAGGAGCTACTCGATCTCGAACTGGCCCGCTTCATGGATAACGCCCTCGGGGCCTCCCTCCGGTCCTCCCCTCGGTTCTTCTAGGCCCTCAGTCACCTTCAGGATCGAATAACCTGACCACTAGCACTACCCCGATGGTTCCCCTTAGGGTTACCCTTAAGTGGGACCTGAGAGGAACCGTAGGTAGGCCCCTCAGGGTGACCCCTAAGTGGCACCTGATAGCATCCCTCAGCAGCCCCCAGAGTTCTCCCTGGAGGTTAGCCGAGGGGTGCCTAAGGCCGACTACCATAGTCAGGAGACATCCCTCCATCCCTCCTGCAGGGGAACCAATAGGTCGACCTGAGGGTGCCGTTGGGGTGAGACCTGAGGGGGGTCGGAATATTTGGTGGAAATTTACGAGAGGGTGATCGGATAACAGGCACGCGCGCAGCACCCCCCTGGGGGGCCTCACCGGCCACGCATCTATCCGCGCCCGCGTGGACGTCATGCGCGTGGTCTTAGTCGCGCGTGATCGCACGTTCTCCCACACATTTCCCCACATCGAACGGGCAAACCCTTATGGCGCAAGGCTAGGCAAAGGATATGATATCCCTTCGATGCATCTAGCGGCACCATGAGGCGCACCTATCGGGCACCATGACGGGCACATGAGGCGGATGGAACAGGTATTCCAAGGCTGGAATATCCATTCCCTTGTCTGCCAATCGGTGTGTTTGCCAATCTGTCACAAAATGACCCGGGGACCATGACGGCACCATGACGGCACCACGAGGCGCGGCGCTAGGGTCTCATGTCGGGCACCAATCGGGCACCATGACGGGCACCTATGGCGCGGCATATGTCACAAATCGACCAGGCATCGCATCGGGCACCATGACGGGCACATGACGGGCACCAATCGGGCACCATGAGGCTAACCAATCGTCCCACTTAACGCCACTAAAGGCATCCCGAGGCGATTTCTTCAAACTTTCTTTCCCAATGATTTCAGCGTGTTAGCCAATAATCGACGGCTATCTGTCGTTTTTTTCGATCTTCCCACTTGCGCAATCATCCCGTTCTAGTCTAGGTATTGGTCATCGAACGAAACGGTTCGGGGCGGCGAGGTTCTCGGGTTCCACAAGATCGGTTCGGACGAAACGAAATTCAGCGCTCCAAGGGCGCGAGACTGCGGCGGCTTCGGCTTCCTGTTCTTTGACAACCGAATATGAATTTGACCCAAACGGTCCAAACTACGGCGCGAAAGTTGCGGCGAAGCAAGGGATTAAGCGGTGTCAAAGCTGACCCTCAAACGGTCGCAAACGGTTCAAGCCTTGGTAGGCAACCGCAAGCGATGCAGGGCAAGCGATGACATGCGGTGCCCCATTGTGAGCCTTAAGACGGTGCCAGCGGACAACATACGGTCATCCCCTAAGCAAACCGAGGGGGAAGCAGGGAAGCGGTAAGCCAGTACCTAGCGACAACAACCGGCCTAACAAGCCAATCGGAAAGCAAACGAATTGCCTAGCGGTGCCCATGAGGTGCCGCCAAGGCATTCCAGAGTGTCGGACAACCGCGAGTTCGCGAGCTGCACGGCCTTCTGGCATGTCTTGAAAGGGTCCAACATGATCAAAACAATCTGGTTCTACACATGGCCGCTAGTCGCACTAGTCGCCATGGTCGGCGCGGTCGCGGTCTTCGACAACGGCGTGACCGGCAAAATCATCCGCGTTCTATTGGAGATCGCCATATCATGACAATCCATGCAGAGTTTTGGAAGGATCGCCGCGCTACGGTGCGACATGCCTCCATCCAATGGACGGTTCGCGATAGCAACCGCCAGCGGTCTTACAACTGCGAATACAAGCACCTTCGGCCAATCGCCGGCAAGTTCGACGATAGGCAAGCCGCCAAGGGTTTCGCCCGGCTTTGCGCAAAGATCGCCATTCGCCGCATGATCGAAACCGCCGTGATTGCCGATTACGACAAGGTGACGCAAGACGCGGTGCGGGCGTCATTCAAGGCCGCGCTGACAAAAGAGAACCTTGCGGTTTGTGACGGTTGCTCCGCTGGCGTCTATTTCGCCGCATGGGGATGGACGGATTGCGTCATCGCTCATGAGGTGGCGCACTGGGCGGACCAATGGGCGCACAAGCTGGGCGGTCGCGAGACCCTTAGCAACTATGAACCGCATGGCCCGAAGTGGCGCGGATGGTTCACCTATATCCTAACCGCCGCCAGTGACCGGTTCACGGTCGAGGGCGTCAAGGCCGCATGGTCCAAGGATCGGCTGGCAATCGTCATGCCATAGCTTTGTCCATTCCACTGCACTCTCGGGATTATCTCGGGAGTGTAGAGGTATGCACAAATCAACCACAACGTGAGGTTCTCATGTCGAACAAAATCTTCAAGTCCAAGACCATCCTCGCCGGGCTCAATGCCAAGACGGTCAAAGGGGATGACGTCTACGTCACCGCGATCATGTACCTAGCACCGGCCAAACAGGCGCTAATGGGCAACGTGTGCCCGATGGCTGAAATGGCCGGCTGTGAAATGGGCTGTCTGTCCAAGGCGGGCCGCGCCGGCATGTTCTCGTCCATTGTCGAGGCGCGCATAGCCAAGACCCGGCGCTATTTCGCCAGCCGCGAAGCCTTCATGGCCGAACTGGTCAGGGACATCGAGAAGTTCGTGAAGTGGTGCGCCAAACACGACGTCAAGCCAGCGGTTCGCCTCAACGGCACCTCTGACATTCAATGGGAGGTGGCGCATCCATGTGTCCGCTTCGGCGGCTACTATGAGAGCATCTTCACCGCTTTCCCCATGGTCGAGTTCTACGACTACACGAAGATTTACAAGCGGGTCAGCCGCAAGCTGCCGGCCAACTACACGCTGACGCTGTCCTATAGCGAGGCGAACCGGGCCTATGCCGACGCCATCAAACAGGCTGCCACATGGTCTCGGGTCAACGTGGCCGTGGTCTTCCGCTCGAAGGCGGTGCGGGACAGCTACATGGCGTCCACGTTCGAGGGTGTCGAGGTGCTTGACGGCGACGAAACCGACATGCGCTTCCTTGACCCTAAGGGTGCCACCCACGTCATCGGCCTGTACGCCAAAGGCCCGGCCAAGAAGGACACTTCTGGCTTCGTCATCGACTAACCCTTCCACTCACGCAAAGGTTCCCTGAGCGCATCGGTCTAGTGTCCTCCAGCACTGGCCGGTGTCGCTCGGGCGACGGGAGATCACCATGACTGACAATGTTGCCGTCCTCGACGGGTTCACCCGCGAAGTGATGGGCTATTCGGACCACCACGATTTGCACCTCCTGATCCAGCCTGATGCTGACCTCGACGGGTCCTTCAAGGCTTGGTGCTGCGATGAGCAGGAATGGCTGCGCGTCCACGGCTGGCTGTTCACCTTCGAAGATGTGGAGGGCTGACCATGCGCCAACAAGAAATCACCCTGTTCCTGTCCCGCGAACGTGCTGAGCGCATCGCCCGGCAGACCACCAAGACCAGCGAACGCTTCCAAGTCCAGCACGGGGTTACCCGCTGGCACGACGGTACGGTCGACCACGGCTACCGCGTCAAGATCATCGACGGCAACC